CTATTTTTTATTGCTGACGATCAAGCGAGGCTTGCGGCGCGCCGTCTCCATTGCGGAGACCTTATCCATGGCCTGAATGGCCAGCCGGGCCTGCGATGCCTTGCGCGTATAAAGCTCGGCATATGCGATATTGCGGTGCCCGAGGGTGTCCATGATCTGGCGGGTGGATGCGTCGGCTTCGGCCAGCTTTACCCCGAGCGACTTGCGGAGCCCATGCATCGTGTAGCCGGGCGGAATTCCCGCTTTCTCGCACCATTCGGCCATGGCGATAGTGAGCGTGATATCTGCATAGAACCACCCGCGCTTTTTCGATTTCAGCTGCTTTTTCAAGACCGGCCCTTCCGGGTCGCGTTCCAGCGGCGCCAACTCGGTCGCGAGCATCGGCGTCATGGGCAGGAACATTGCCTCGCCTTTTTTCTTGCGGCCCTTCCATTGGACGAATTCAAAGCCTTCGTATTCGCACAACGTCCCATCGATCATGATCTGCTTGACGGTGTAGTGCGACCAGCTAAGGCGGGCCACATCACTGACGCGGTTGCCAAGCCATAACGCCAGAGCATAAGCGGTGCGCGGTCGGCTCCCTATCGGCCACTTCGCCTCGAATTTCGCCATGATGTCCGCAGGCCAAGGGCGGTGGCCTTGCGTCGGTGTGTTCTTCTTCAATCGATAGGTCGGGTCGTGCTTAATCCATTCTTGATCGAGAGCGATCATGGTCAGCTTTTTCATGCAGATCAGCGCCGTGCGCGCCATATGCGTCGGGAAATGCTTCAGGATGTTTTTGACGTGGGCGCGCTCCAGATCGGCGAAGGGGCCGTCTCCGATGGTGCTGTTATTGCCGGCGGGAAGGTCCAAAATCCGCTCGATCGTCCGCGCATAAGTCGCCTGCGTTTTCAGTGGATCGAGCGCGAGCCATTCATCCTCTTGCTTGAGAAGCTGATAGGCGGCCTTGAGGCTGCGCGGCGCGGCGGCCTTTGGGTGCCGGATGACATCGGCGTTCGGAAGCGCCCGGCCTTCAATGATCGCGCTGTAGGCAGCATCAAACTCGGGCGTGTGCGGCTCGCCCGGCATCATCGCTTCTTTCCCTTTCCGGCGATAGCGCCACAGCGTCTTGCCGTGCCGCGTGACCATCGGGGATACGCCGGGGTAATCAGGATGCTGCGCCATTTCGCCCCTCCAGCCGATCGGCGATCCACACCTTAATCAGCGCTTGCCGGGTGATCCCCAAGCGCTGCGCCTCTTGGTCCAATTTCCCAACCACCCACGAAGGGAAATCGACATTGACGCGATGGGGCTCCAGATTGGGGCGCTGCGCCTTATCCCAATCAACCGCGTCGGTGATATCCTCGCCGGCATCAAAGCGCCGGTCAAATTCAGAGGCTTTCATAGTGCTCTATCTCCTGTTTCCGGGCGCGGCGCACCGAAATGATCCGAATGGCTGTGCCGCGATAGGTGAAAACCGCTGTCCAGTGCTTGCCGCCGATCTGGCCTATGCCAGAAAGCGGGGCTCATCTTCGGTTTTCGCAGGGACTTCCAACAGCCGTTCATCGAGCTAGAGAGAGGGCCTGCGCGGCATCAAAGTCGATGCCGTGCTTTTCAAGGTTCGTGGCGCTCTTGGCTGGGTCAAATTCGAAGTCCATGGCCGGACGTTAGGATAGAAAATATATTCGTTCAATGGGTATTTCGCAACCTACCGGCGACCCAATCACTGCCGCTTGGTCGCCGCTGCGCGGTCGAAGAAATTCTCCTGACCTTCCTCGGGAAGTTGCGAAAACGCCACGTCCAGTGCCACGCGATCCCATACCGTGCGCCCGTCAAGGCGCTTCGGCTTCGGCATGCGTCGGTCGGCCACCAGCTGATCGAACTTGCTTAGGCCGACGCCGATATAGCGGGCGGCCTCCTCACGGTTAAGACCGCGAGGCGGGTAAGAGATGGGGTCTGATTTGAGGGTCATAGCGGCAACCTCGTTTGCAACTCCTCCTCGTCGGCCCACCGCGAATAGTCGTCGGCGATAGCTTGCATAACCTCAATCTCATGCTCGGCGGATTGCTGCCGCATGCGGCCCTCGGCGACGAGCCGGGAATAGACCCGCCGCCGCTGCTTGACCTCGCGGGCGGCGCAATTTGCTTTTTCGCGGTAGCTGATCATTGGCGTGTCATATCCCTGTCCGGGTGCCCCTCCGGGCCGAAAAGGATCATCTCGTTGACGTGAATCAGATCGCCGACGTTCGCGATCAGGGCGTCGAGCATCTTCTTGCGCATGCCCGGCGACCAGCCGGCAATGAAGGTGGCGACCAGATCGGCAAGCACGACGTTCTGGACCTCCGGCGGGTGGCCGGCCAAGTGCGGCTTAATCGCGTCAACGACCAGATTGACCTGATCGCAGATTTTCTTGGTTTCTTCCTTCGTGACGACCATTGCCGTTCTCCTTTGGCTTGGCGGCCAGCGCCTTAAGATAGCAGGTCGCCTCCGGGCTTTTGCTCTCGCCTCTGATAAGCTGTTCTGCCGTTCGGCAGCACGCCTCAACAAAGGGGATATCGTCGGGCAATTGTTGCACCCACGCCGCCTTGACGGTCGGGGCGAGGTTTTCGAGCTTCCACTGCGCCGAGGTTTCCTCATCGGTCGCGAATTGTAGAAACTTCGCGATGCATTCGACCCGATCCGGGGTGGCGGCGGCGGCCGGGGGGGAAGCGCCGCCGCTGCCTTTGCCAGCGTCCGGGAGACCATCGGAGGCCGGCGGTTCATCGTCGCCCGCGTCGGGCGCTTCTTTTGAAAGGGTCTCGGGGTCCACCCCGGTCACGCGCTGCAAATAGAGCATCGCGTCCTCGTAGAACTCCTCGAATTCGGGCTCGCTCAGATCATTCAGGCTGCGTGGGTACATGATCCGCACGTTGCCGGTCGTGCCGCCGTCGTCCATCAGGCCAAACGTCCGCTTAATCGCGTTCGCGGCGTCTTTGACGGTGGGCCAGGGCGTGTCGCAGTTCTTGATGACGAGCCCGAGGATCGCCCAAAATTTGCGGCGCTTCTTGCTTTGCGGATCGGTGATCGGCTGGACGAACATCGTCGTGCCATGCCGATAAGATTCGAGCCTTTCGGCGGAAAAGGCATCGGCCGGCGTCAGCTTGCCGGCTTCGACGGTCATGCGGAGCGGGGGGATATCGTCCTTCATTGCTCTATTCCCATCAATCGCCGTGAGAACCGCGAATAGGTCGCCCCCATCCTCTGGTAGATCAGACGGTCGGCGTTGCGGTCGCTTTCCAGCGCCTTTTCATAATTGAGGGCGGCGAGGCGCTGGTATTGCTCGGCACGCCACAATTGCTCCTCGTCCTTCGTCATGCTGGCACCCGATCGGCCAGCAGGGCGTCAAAGCGTTTCCGCATGCGCTTGAGTTCCGACGTCGCCCCGCGCCCGTCGCGCTTGGCTATTGCCTCCAGATGGGGAAGGCCCGAGGCAATCGAAGCCTCGATTTCGGCGCGGGTCGCGGCGCGCCCGCGTGCATAGAATTCGAGCCCTTCCGGCTCGCCGACGAAGAACAGGACGCCGTTTGAGACTTGGATCAGGCTATAGAAGTGCGTCACCCAAATGGCGGTCACGCCGGGATTGCGCTCGATCATGATCCCGGCGACCTCGCGGGCCTCTGGCAGATTGCGCTCGCGGCGCCGGGCGTCGGGATTGGAAAGGAACGGGCAAGCCTTGGCGGCAAAGACCGCGCATTCGTAATGCGACGGCGGCTCGGAGGATACCCGGTTTATGCAGCACATCGGGCCGAGGGCAAATGCTTTGCGGGTGCCCATCAGATCGCCGCAAATCCAGCAGCGGTTTTGCCGCACGCAATTGGCCATATGGTTCGGGCTGACGATACGGAAATCTGGTTCGCCGTTCTTGTCCAGCGCGCCGACAAATTTCGGAATCGGGAAGCCGCGCTTATCGCGGGGCAACCGGGCAATGCGGGAGGGCATGTCCTTAAACTCGCGCCGGGTCATTTCAGAACCTCCCTTGCGCGGGCGAGGGCGGCGCCGAACGTCCAAGGCTTGGCGTGCGCTACCTCATTCCAGCCGGAGGGCAAATCGCGCGTGTCCAGCCCATAGCGCCGCATGTGCGCGCGCTCGGAGTCGACGAATGCATGGGGGAAGCCACGGCAGCGGAGATATTGAGCCAGCAAGCACTCACGGCAACTGACGTAATCATAGTATTGCTCCGGGTCCTGCGCGGCGATCCAATCGAGCAGGGCGGCATTGTCGAACGTCGGCCTCATTTCGCATCCTCCTTTTCAATCTCGCGCAGCCGGCGCGCTTTGATCTTCTGGCAAATCTCTTGATCAAGGTCGGAGCCTTCGAACCGCGCCATCGGATCAAGCTCGGTCCAGATTTCCTCCACGCTCGCGGCATCTTTCGCCTCGGTCAGCCGGTCGCGCAGTTCGTCAAAGAATTCCGCGTCCGGGGTGGAGTCGGCATCGACGCCGCCCATTTCCTCGCGATCGGGGTCGGGCTCGTCATCAAGGGGGGAGGTCGAGTCTACCGGCTGCTGCCCGGTCCCGGACTCGACCTCCGTCGCGTCACCCTGCGCCGTCTGGATTATTTCACCAGCAGGGCTCTGCTGACCTATGCGCGGCGCGCGCGGCGCTGGCGGCAATAGGGCAACGTTCTGATCCTCGGCGATCCGCCGGCCCTCGTCCTCGTCATAGATGCCGGCAAAGCCGAAGGCATAGCGGGCGCATTGCATCAGCGCCTTGTGGCGCAACATGCGGTGCTTCATTTTCCATGGCTCCGTGTCGCGCCAGCACTCGGCGAGGTATTCGGTGACGACGGTCGGGTGGCTTCGGTCCTTGCGATGCATGATGCACGTGCAAGAAATCGGATCGCCGTTGGCGTCGCGCTCCCACGTGAATTCGAAGCCGTCGCAAGCCGGGTGTGAATTGACGAGGTTGATCCACCCGTCAATCGAGACGATAGGCACGACACCGCCGCCGCGCTTCGGATAGGCGAAAATCTCGCGGGTCAGCGGGTTGAGGTCATACTTCTTGGCGACCAACAGAAAGGCGGCAAATTCCTCGCGGGTCAGCGGCCGGAATTGCTCGCCCTTTTTTGGCGTCGGCGAGCATTGCGCCCGCACCGTCATTTCGAAGGCATCGGCCTCCATGCCGAATTGCCCGGCCATATCGATCAGCACCGACCGGCGCGGCGCTTTTGCAAGCTGGTTCATACGACTGTCCTTTCCTCGACAATCTCCATTCCAGGCACCGCGACGTTGGCTTTCGCCAAGCGCGCGCAGGCCTTATCGGCGGCGTCCTTGATTTCTTGGCTGTCCTTGATCGCGGCGAGGAAGGTGTCGTGATCCACGATCCGGCCGACGCGGCGGGTGCGCAGCGATGTCTTGGCGCCGGTCCGCCCGGCTTGCGGGCGCCTATATTCCGCCTCGCGTTCGGCCTCTTTCGCGGCGGCCAGCTTTTCGCCGGCCTCGCGCTCGCGCTCGGGCGTCTTTGCCTTGCTCAACGTTCCCTCGGCCTCGCGGCGCAAGCGCTCGGCTTCAGCGGCGGCGGCCCGCACGCGCTCCTTTTCAATCCGGTCTTGCTCTTGGAGCCACGCCAGCTGATGCCGTTTCAGGAGCTTTTGCAGGCCGTCGGGCTCCTCGCGCAGTTCGCGCCATTTGGAGTCGATCTTCCGGGCCTTGACGAGAACCGGCGCTTTTTCATCGGCGTGTAGCGTGTCGGCGCGGTTGGCGATGTCCTTGAGCCGCCGCGCCCATATGGCCGCCTTGTCCGCTTCCTCCTTGCTGGCAATCGGCTTTTTCAGGAAAGCGAGGGCCTGTTCCCTTTCGCTCAGCCATTCGATGCGCAGGGCCTCATAGGCCTCGGCTCCGCTGTTATGGCCTATGCCGGCCGCTGGCAGCGCGGGCTCGTCGGCCCATCCGTTGCCGGCCTTGGCCCGATCGAACGCTTCCTCGCTGATGGGCTGCTTGACCGCCCACAGAAACAAATCGTCGATCTGGTCGCGATCGACGGGGCGGCCGGATCGGGTCGCGTACCAATCGCCGTCAGCGCCTTGCCAGAATTGCACAGGCTCCCAATCGCCCCCTTTGCGGCGGACGCGGAAATAGCCGGTCCACGGCTCGCCCGGATGAATGGTGAGTTTTCCGGTGCCAATCTTGCACGGATCAGCAAGCGCGCCCTGCCATTTATCCCAATCGTTTTGCATGAAGTCCTCCCTTTGATGGAGGTCTTCATGAAAACAATAATTTCACACATCCACAAGATGGGTGAAAAGCTTATTTGCAGAATCGGAGTAGCGTCGCTGGCTAACGTGGAGTCGGTCCGATACGGAGACTCGCCCCCGAAGCGCGTTTGCGGCCTCGGGCGGCGTCAAGATATCCGTAAGTGTGGTTAGCGATCGGCGCGCGCGATGGATCGGGCGGCCTGCTGCTTGGCGCGCATAACGTCGATATCCGCGCCGGTCAGTGTCATCGAGATCGGTGCACGCCTGGGGAAGTGAAGATGATAGTTGAACTCGTCGGTAGCCGGGTTAAACCGGACATGGCTCTTTTGCACCTCCGGGCGCGCGGCGCGCCGGATCACCTCGGCGAATTGCCGGGCCGGGTAAGGGGCGTTTCGAACGCTGGAAATCATCGCTGCGAGGGCTTGGCTCGCCTCATGCTGGAGCCAAGCGGCGTCGTCGAACGATCGGATTAACACGGCCATTCGCCGGCCGTCATCCGTTTGCATTTGGGCGATGAAATGATCGCCCACCGCAACGACGTGAAATTCTGTCAGGGCCGGAGGAAGTCCATCCTCTGGAGCAATTGCTGACGATACCAAGAGTCTACCCATAACCGCATGAATCCTCTCATAAAGTTGGTTTCCGCCGCTTTGAATATTCCCCCGCTTTAGTCACCTCGGGTAAGTTAAGACCCGAGGCCTCGTCGCCCCCTTGCTCCTTTCGTCCTAATGCCCGCAGCCGGTTATCAATCATGGCCTGAAAGTGCTCATAGAGCGTTTCGTATTCCTCCGGCGGCAGCAGTTCCAGCCTCGCATCGATGCTCGGCTTTGCGATCGGGGTGCCTTTCCCCTCGGCAAGCCAGACCCAAGAAATGTTGAATTCCTTGGCGATCATCATCAGGTGATCGCGCTTCATTCCGACGCCGATCTCCCAATTTCCTACGGCGCCTCGGGTCACTCCGAGGCGGTCTGCGAAATCAGTTTGTCGGTGATATCCGAGAATTTCTTTCCTGAGAAATCTGATGCGTTTGCCAAGCTCCACAAGCTCTGCATGCTTCTCAGCCTCCCTTTTTTTTCCCGCCGCCAATTCGGCTCGGCTCACTAATCGCCTTTTCCCGCTCGTCACAGGTGCATTTCCCCCACCAGGTTCAACCATGCCACACGCCAGCTTAACTTGTCACCGTGAATTTCTCAAAACGTCTTGATCCCTAGTGAAAATATTGCTTACATTTATAAATGAACGCGAGCAAACAAAACTTATCGACTGATCCTCGGGCCATTGCATGCGAGGCCGCCAAGACCCGCGCAGGGGGGGCGAAGTTCCTCGCCCGAAGGCTCGGCGTTTCGCGCCAGCTGGTTCATGCCTGGAAGATCGTCCCGGCAAAGCACGTGCTGCGCGTCGAAAAGGAAACCGGCATTTCCTGTCACGTTCTGCGCCCCGATGTTTTCGGCCCGGCGCCAGCGACTAAGGAGACGGCAGAATAGCCGCCTGATGTTCCGCCGACCTTCTGCCCCGGCCGGCGGGAAAGGCCACCGCGCCCCATTCCCCCGCCGTGGTTTTCCTTCCTCCACGGCGCCTTCGCGACGCGGTGGCCGCCCTAACCAGAGGAGGCCACCCAATGCCCGCCACCATCGGCGACAATTCCAAGGACCTTACGCCAGCCGAGCAAAAGGCCCTCTACATGCACCACTTCGGCGCCATCCTGAAACAAACCGAGATATGCAAAGCCGAGAACGCCGAGCGCCTAAAGCTTCGTAAGCAGGCCAAGGCGGACGGCATCGTCCTCGCCGACATCGATTTCGGCCTCCGCTGCGCGCAGATCGAGGACCCTTCCATCATCGTCAATGAGCAGAAGCGGCGCGCCGAGATCGGCCGCTATTTCGCGCTCCCGATCGGCGCTCAATCAGAATTCGACTTCGACCGCGAGCCGGCCGTCGATCGCGCATGGCGGGAGGGCGAAAGGGCTGGATATGAAGCCGTCAACGCCGACACCAACCCCTATGACGAGAATTCGGCGCAGGGCCGGGCATGGGCGAAGGGCTGGAAAGAGGCGCAGGCGGAAATGGCCGCTAACCTACAGTCCGCCATCGAAAAGAAGCAGGCCGATCGCGTGCAGAAGGCCGCCGATCTGGCCGCCGCTGATGATGGCGAGAACGATCCCGAGGACGACCACGAGGCCGATCCGGCCGAAGCCGCCGAATAGGGGGGCCGCCGCCATGCAACCCGAGAAAGTAATCTGGAAAGAGGCCGACCGGGACAAGGTGGCCGAGATGCTCAAAAAGGGCTGGTCGGCCGCAAAGATCGGCCAAGCGATGGGGATTTCCCGAGGCGCGGCCATCGGCCGGATTTTCCGCAATGACCGATTAAGGACGCTGATGAAGCGCCCGCCCAAAGCCGCAAGCCCGAGGAGGTGGCCGGTGAAGAAAGGCGCGCGCTCGACCGGGAAAGAGAACCCGGCGCCGGTCCTCCAGCTGCCGCCGCCACCCATGCGGCTTGTGCCGCTAGCCGAGTTGAAGCGCGGCGATTGCCATTGGCCGGTGAGCCCCCATGGGGCCGCCCCGGATCAGCATCTATTTTGCGGCGCCGGCACCCGCAAGGGCGAGAAATGGTGCCCCTATCATCAGCTGATCGGCTATCAGCCTCGGGCGCCGCGCCATGGGTAAGCGTTCCGACTTCCCCCGGCGCAAGGCGGACGATTACGCCACGCCCTTAAAGGGGGTCACGCCAGTGCTCCCGCATCTTCGCGCCGAGGGGATCGTGACCTTTGTCGAACCGTGCGCGGGCGCTGGCAATCTGGTCGCGCATCTATGCAGCTTTGGCTTCCTTTGCGCTTTTGCCCGCGATCTGCGCGACGGCTTCGACGCCCTGACCTGCGATCCAAACACTTTCCAAGGCGCCGACGCCGTCGTGACGAACCCGCCGTGGACGCGGGCGGTGCTCCATCCGATGATTGAGCGCTTTTCCGATATCCTGCCGACATGGCTCCTGTTTGATGCCGATTGGGCGCACACCAAGCAAGCGGCGCCCTACCTCGATTATTGCTCTCACATCGTCGCTGTCGGCCGGCTCAAGTGGATACCTTGCACGAAGCACCAAGCTAAGGATTCCTGTGCGTGGCACCGCTTCGACCGCCGGCATTCTGGCGGCCCGCACTTCATCGGCCGCCCCTCAAATCAAATCGCAAAAAGTTACGCGGAGGCGGCGCAATGACTGCGGAACTCGCCCGATACGATGCCATGTGCCGGGCCATCGATGAGGCCTACCAAATCGACGAGGTCAAGGATATCCGGGACAAGGCGCTGGCGTTGGAGGTCTATTCCCGGCAGGCAAAGAACATCGAGGCAGAACGCCGCGCTTGCGAAATCCGCCTTCGCGCCGAGCGAAAAGCCGGCGAGTTGCGGCGCCAAGAGGAAAAAAGCAAGGGAGCCGCTGCCCCATCGGTTCCCCCCCAAGGGGGGAGGCGTCCCCCTACGAATGATGAGCGGCGCAAGGAACTTGGCATCTCCAAAAAGCAGGACGAGCGCTGGCAAAAGCTGGCGGCGGTCCCTCAGGAAGATTTCGAGGCCGCACTCGCGGAGCCGGGCGTGCCGACCGCAAGCGGCATCATCGCGAAGCTTGCGGAAAAGAGATCAAAGCCCATGGACAGCGCCGCCCTATGGCTTTGGGGCCGCATGAAGGACTTCGAACGCCACGGTATTCTGGCCGACGATCCCGACCGCGTTTGGGCGGAAATGGCGGATCACATGCGGGCAGATATGCGCCGGCTGGTGCCGCGCGTCTGTGAATGGCTCAACCAATTGGAGGCGTCAAATGCCGAACAAGGGAACATCGGAGGCCGCGAGGCTGCGCGAAATTCTGTCCGCCGTGTATGAACGGCGGAAAGATGAGGCCCGCGTGAGCCCGTCGTGGCTGGCGACCGAGGCAATGACCGAGCTTGACCCGGATCGGGAGGCGCCGCCTCTGGTCTATCTCGGTTGCCATTTGGAGCTACGCCAGATCGCGCGGGAATTCTGCCGAAAGCGCTTCGAGCCGGAAGATGATGGGGAGGCGCATGATCTTTTCCCCGATCTACAGGCCCGCTATCCAACCGCGCGCTCATCCAAGGATGACCCCGAATATGTGAAACTCGAATGTCTGAATCGCGACGACATTGCCTTTAACGTCAACCGGCTTCGGTCTGAGGCCGCGCACAAGCTGGCACACGCCGACGCTTTGGAAGAATACGGCGAGTTGCGGGCGGCCTGATAATGCTGATCCTCGGCCTCGACCAGTCCATAACACGCACCGGGTTCGCGCTCTACGAATACCCCGGTGACGAGCGAGACATGCGCTGCGGCTCGTTTTCGTGCAAGGACGCGGACGGTCCCGAGGAAAAATGCGAACTGTTCGCCCGCCAGTTCAAACGGCTGGTCGGGCCGAAAGAGCGCCGCCCGGATTTCATCGTATGGGAGCGCGCCCGGCGGCGCATCTCGGCTTACCCCAAGAAGCCGAACCCCAATTTGCTCGGCCTGGGCGGCGACGATCCCGCCCTCTGGACGGTCAATGCCGACCAGCTGCTCTTGCCGGAAATCCAAGGCATCATCCGGGGCGAGGCGATCAGCTACCGCATTCCGCATGAGTCAGTTCCGCCGGCCACATGGCGCGCGGCGATCTATGGCAAGGGCGGCGGCAAGCTGTCGCGCGCCGACGCCAAGGCGCAAGCGAGGGCCTATTGCAAGGCGCTTCGGATCGCGGCCGGCAACGAGGACGAGGCCGAGGCCGCATGCATCGCCAGATGGGCCGCGACGTGCTCGCAAAAAATCCGCCTCCTATTTGCCGAGGCGGCAGCATGACGGCGGAACGGTGGATGCGCTTCTATCCGTCCGACTGGCTCGGAGACCCCGCCTTGCGCACATGCAGCTATGCCGCGCGCGGCCTCTGGGTGGACATGCTTTGCCTCATGGATGCCGCTAAGCCTCGCGGTCATCTCAAGCTAGGTCGCCAGAAGGTCGATGCACAGACGCTCGCCACGCTGACAAACGGCACGCCGAGGCTGGTCGAAAAGCTGCTGGCCGAACTGCAAAAAGCGGGCGTTTTTAGCGTGAATTCGAGGGGCACGATCTACTCCCGGAAAATGGTACGTGAAGAAAAGTGGAGCAAAAAGGGAAAAAAGATGTCGGCGGCTCGGTGGTCGAAAACTGCTGAAAATAAAGCGGAATTCGGCACACGCAATGCTCGCAGCATGACTCCAGAATCCAGAGTCCATAATAAGCAAGAATCTTGTAGCTCTAGACTCGGAGCCGCGCGCGCGAAGCGCCACCATCAGCCCGACCACGATCCCCCCGATTTCAGCGACGATCCAGTGAACCCAAGCGAGGCCCTTTTGCGCACTCGCATCCTCAAGCATTGAACCGAACGGAGGAAGCTATGGAGCTAAGTGAGTCGCGGCAGCGTTCAGCTTGCTGTCAACTGGGACTGCTAGAAGGTTTGTTATCCGGACAGCAGACGGGAGCGATTGAAGTGGCAAACGTCATGAAATTCCGATGTGCCCAATCACGGCGTCGCAAGCGACGCAGACCATCCGCAAACACGTCACGAAACAGGGAACCTCCAATGAAAAGATCATCAGACAAGACCGTCGCCGCAGGTCTTACTGCATGGCCGAAATTCCGGTCTCGCTGGCTGAGTACAATACTTGCTGGGACCGCGCTGGCCTTGGCGACGACTGCTCTTGCTCCGACCGCAAGCGCCGACATTGCCAAATACGGCAAAACCACCGCGTGCGAGCCTGAGGACAAAGTCTGTGAGGCGCGCAGTGAGGCAGCCCGCCAGAGCTTCATGGAACACTGCGAAAAGGACGGTGGTGCTGTGTCTAATTACGGTGGTGGTGGTATGTTGACTACAAGGTGCGTGTTTCAGGAGTAGGCGGCCCCGCCGGACGAAGGATGCCGCCCAGGCGCGGCGTCTCTTGGCCCTTGCCTCGATCTATGACAGCGGTCGCAACCAGATGCGGCGCGGGTGCGCAGCGTTAAGATTGACCGGGCCATGGGCTTCAATGCGCATGGCCCCGAAGGGCTGATCAATGGCAGGCTCCCGGTCTGCCATCACGTTTCAAACCGCATCGCAAAATCTACGAGGACATCGTCGCTCATTGCTGCGACGCCCGCCGCAAGCTCCAAAGTCAGCCTAGGCGCATCATGTCCATCGGGCAGAGAATGGGCAAATAGGTCTTGATCAATGAGAGGCCCGTATTAACCACAGAAATTGAGGAAGAACCCATTTATCTGCCAAGCGACAAGATGAATTCTTGCTCGCAGCCACCGCGCAGAACCTCAGAAGGTTGGCAAAGCTCAGGCCTGTGCGTGAATGCCCACGCGAGTGCAGCAATAAATTGCAAAGCCGTAAACCGGCCGCCCACAGCCTTCGACGGCGCTCAAACTCGAAGTGTTTTCAAAGATATCCGCCCAGGAGCCGTGATCGAAATCGAACTGCCGTGCGAGTGCCGGCGCGAAATCCCCAAAAAACTCATAGTTGTGCAGGAGCGACGAAAGGTTGTAGTTTGCCCATGTTATTCGATCAGTGCTTACCTAATGCTCTGAGTGGTAGACCGAGGTCGAAAAGATCCAACTTTTGACGATAGCAGAAGGCCCGAGCCGTCGCCTAACGGCAGCAGGCTTCCATACTCACTTCTCGGTCAGGCAATTTGGGTTGGTTATTAAATCTCTGATGGTGCGATCGCTTCGATCGTCACATCGCTAACTGGAGCGTAAAAATGGCAGATAGTAATCTAAGTTACGGCGATACTTTGAGGATAGTCAACTCATACGGAGGACCGTTGAAGGGCGGCTATCTCGGTACTGGTGGGCCGTCGACCGTACCTGGTGCTGTGAGCACTGTTGGAGCGTATACGGACCACAACAAGTCTACGCAATGGAGAATATGGCCGGCGAAGCGCGGCGGTCAGAGCTTTGGAGAAGTCGTTAACAGTGGTGATCGGATTAAACTAAAAAATATCATCGATAAAGATACCAGCGATGAAGATTCAAATTTGCTGGCATTATTCAGCTCCAAACGGGCGACTAGTAGCGGTTATCCCGTGGGTACCACTAATATTATTGATGATGAAACGATTACCCCCGCCTGGTACATCCTTGTTAGTACCCCAAATAAAGCCAATGACCCAGGTTTGGTCAACGGGAATGACATATATTTGGTCGCTAGTTTTGATCAACTGGCAGGCGTTTTGGACACCAACGGCGTAGGCAGTGGCGGTTTCAGATACGACGTCACGGGTGCCCGTCTCGTCAATCGTGACGGCGGAAGCGGCTCTTGGCAGGTAGTCAAAAGCTGAGCTTAAATTGGTCCACCCATGTGGTCCGTTGTGCGGACGTCATTGACGCCGGATTGAACGAAGACGCGGGTAGCTTCGCGGATACTGTATACGGGCCTCAGCTCAAGGTAGAGCGCGAGGTCCGTTAGCCTGCTGCGGAACATGCGCCACCAAGGTATAATATAAGGCGAACCTTTCGCAATAAGCACTCAGTGCGAGTGATGCAAAAGGGAGGACATCATGAAGTGGACAAATGGCGACTGCCCCGTCTCAAACGAGCCGGCGCAAGAAGCGTTGCCGGGATTGTTGAGGGACTTCGCCGAGATCACCTGCCCTACCTGCGGTAGATTCAGGATCACCCGCACTGCTTTAGAGATGATCCGTGGTCGGGATCTTGATGGCAGGCAGTTCGCGCTTACTCAGGCGAAGCGCAAAGCGCCGGAAAGCAAAATACCGGTGATCGACAGTTACATGCTGTGATGCGAACGGTGCGGAAGCTATCGTTCATTTTGCTTGGAGCCGTGCTGGCAGGCTGCAACAGTTCATCATCAAGCGAGTGGCGCGAGGTCAAGACCAACTCTTACGAGTCGCGTTTCGAACGTGCGAAGGCCATCTGCAACGGGCGGGCCGCTCAAACGCAGGTCATCGCCGGAAGGCTCTGGATTGCCGGTGCAATCGCAGCAAACAGCTCGTTTAACGCCTGTATGGCGGAACAAGGGTTCGCGTCCAAGTGATCTAGGAGCCCGCCGAATTGCGCCTGAAGATCAGCACCCACTGACACGCGCTTCCCTCGATGACCTGGTGGAGCTCATACCCCTCTGCTGCCTTTTCATTGATGAAGGCTTGCATGCTCTCGAGGCCGTCTAGGCCGGTATTGAAAGGTTCGACTAGGTATTCGGGCATCCTCATCTCCTCAAGGTCATGGGGGGCAAGGTTGTTGACGTGCGGAAGGGAGTTGACAGAAACGCCTTTCTCTTTCGCTTTGTTGACAAGGGCAGTCAAAAGAGAAGTCTGGATATTTTTCGGTCGATGCTCGGGAGCCACGTAGGAGAGCGTGATATCCCAGCTCTTCTCGCCACAGTCGTAGGCCATAAAGCCGAGGACGTTGCCGTATTCATTGATGGCTACCAAGCAGCAATCCGCGAAAGTTGGCGGAAGGTCCGGCCGGGGCGCGAACCCAAGGTAAGCCAGCTCCGGTGGCACCAACTGCCACGCTGGCGAATGCCCGTAGTGCTCATAGAAGCGGATGCGGTACACCCCTTTAGCGGTGCGCTGGTCCGCTTGACGAAGAACACGTTTTTTGGAGCGTGCCATGTTGCTTCCTTTGTTGTCTAAATACTTCGAGGGTGATCGTGCAAAAGTCGTGCCAGGTCCCAGGAGTGATGAAACAAAGCTAATGGCTTTCTTTCAGATAGTGATTGGAAAATTGACCACACGTTCAAGGACCAATCTGCGTACAGAAGCAGACAAAGGCGGACCATGTTGTGTGGCGGCGGCAGTCATCCGCTCGGCTCGGTCTTCGGCTAGGACGCTGAGGCGATGTGGCGGAGAAGGCCGCAATTACAATCACGCGGTAGCATACGGTGACCTCTCTGGGAGAGCGGCAGCGGGGCTTGTTATATGAGAGGGCGGTGAGCTTAGCGGTCCCCCGTGCGCCACTCGCGCGAGGCCCTAGTGAGGGACATCACCGGTGTCGCCTTGCTTTGCTCGCATTCATCGATCATGACGGGGATGGATAAGGCAGGCATCGCATTTATGGCACTACTACTCGTCCTCATCTCTCTCGTGTTCAGCATCCTGGCAGTCGATCGAACAGCGATAGAAGCGCGCCCGAATCCGGAGGCGCTGGTTCCCACCAACTGCCCGTGAGATTGTTTGCGCCCGCGGAATTCGCGGGGGAACTGACAGTTTCCCAAGGGCTGAAAACCCGCCTCGGGAGGCGGGTTCCAGTTCGTCATCGTGAAGCCTGGGTCCACGTTCGCCTCAAGTCGGGCTTTCCGTCCGAGGCTTCCAGCAGCACCTCTGCCTTCACGCTTATGTGGCTTGGCATTGCCCGCAGCTGAGCGAGGAAAAGAGCGATACCCCTCGGCCCCCTTTGCCCTCGCGTTCGACCGACGAGACTGCGGCGGCTGTATCGTCGTCCGACACTTCAGGTCGAAGCAGCCTGCCGTTCGCATCGTTGCTCCGTTTGTTGATGATCGTTCAGATTGCACTTGCGCTGCGACTTGATAACATGTTCGTCTGGCGTATGGGGGCGAAAGTGGCTGTGTTGCGTGTCATTTTGCTGGCATTGGTCGCATGCGTGTGGCTCACCTTGTCTGCGCGGGCGGAAATTATCCTTCAGCGCATCGATACCGATCGCGGTGTCGTCATTCTCCTCAAGGGCGCGTTCGCCCTCGCGGACGATCCACAGGCGCTAGCCCGAGAGGTTTCCGCCACAGGAGCAAAGGTTATCACCTTCGACAGCGATGGCGGAAATGTCGTCTCTGCTATCGCCTATGGTCGGGTTATTCGGTCGCTGGGTCTCTCCAGTTTTCAGCCGCGTGCCACGCAGTGCGTTTCCGCCTGTGCGTTAGCGTTCGTGGGCGCTGTTATCCGACATGCTGAACCCGGCTCCATCGGCGTGCACCAATCGTCATTCTCGGCGAACGCTGTTCTGGATGGCCATACAGCAGTCGCTGCGGTACAGCAGATGACCGCGCAGATAATGACGTATCTGCTTGAGATGGGCGTCGACCCGAAGCTCCTGCAACTCAGCCTTTCGGTGCCACCCAACGATATGCGGTACCTGACAGCAGCCGAAATGGACGAATACAATGTGACGGCGGGGCTACAAAACGCCGTTCCCGAAACACTACCTGATACCACAATGACACCCTCGGACGAAACCACCGCTCACGAGGGAGAAGAAAGGCCCCTCACAAATGAAGACAGGGCCCTAGCGTTTGTCTCTGCCTATTACCAGGCGTGGTCGCTGGGAAATGCGGAGGCGCTCGTGTTTATGGATCGGGCATATAACGAGACAGTGAGCTTCTACGGGAAATCAAGGTCGCGGATTTATGTTGTCGACGAGAAGGTGAAGTTCGTCATGCGCTGGCCGGTCCGGGCCTACAACGTCAAGCCGGGCACCGCTACGGTCTCATGCGCCGCCTACTGCGTTGTTGCAGGGATCGTCGACTGGTACGCGAGGCGTGATGTCGGGTACGGAGTATCATCCGGCTCGGCGCGTTTCCTGATCTCGTGGGACCCCTCAACACAGAAGATTGCTTCCGAGAGCGGTGAAGTGCTGGATGTGGACAAGGATGCTGTGGCTCCGGTCCGCGTCCTATCGCAGTGGTACGATCAGAATGCTGTTTGCCGCGGAACCTTCGACAACACCGAAAGGACACAGGCGGCCTGTACATATCGAGAAGTGATTGCAGCGAAGTTGAAGGCCGTCGGCTGGTGCTACGCGGGCGAAGGCCAGGCCGCATATCAGACGGACTGGCATAAATGCGATACCACGGGATCGAGCTTCGCGAATGGGAGCCTTGCATCGAGGGCAGATTTCCCACGCCCCGCGCGATATGCGGTGACGGAGCGTTTCACCGGCCGAACTAAGCTTCCAGATTTCCGCGGGAGAGACCGAAAGTTCAACTCGTTCCGCACCCGAATCCGCAACGGCATGCGCGAAGGCCCCAACTTTGCCGGGCATTTCTCTGTGATCCAGATTGGATGCGGAACTGGGTGTACCTTTGCAATTGTCGGGGACAATAACAGCGGAAGACCAGCCAATTTCCCGCGCGGCGGTGAGGAAAATATGTACATGCAGCTTCACTTCGAGATAGGAAGCCGCCTTCTAGCAGCGCAGTGGCTCGACTATAAAGCCAATAAGTGCTTCGTTGAGTTCTTTGACTACAACCGCAAGAAGTGGGAACTGATTAGTAAGCTCGATGTCGGATCGTCTGATGCATGCTACCGGACCGTGGCCGAAAACCTGCGCTGAGAAGAGCTCGTCCGCCAATGCTGACTACCAATGTCGTTGCACGTTTGATACGCGCCGCGAACGACGTTGGTCGTCCGACCAGAGCTAACCGGAGAAAGGCTCAGCCCGAACCGGTAATAAAGCCAGACGGCATGAGCAATGATTTCGATCGGGAAGCGATGGTTCTTGTAGGTGGCGCATGCTTGGACCATGCGCCACCTGACCATCGTCAAACCGTTAAGTCAAAATCAATGTGACAGCACCGGTCGGCGACATGTCCGGCACTGCGGCGACAAAGAAGCGCAGTGCCAAGGCCGGCCCCATCCGGCGGGGCCGGCCGAAAGGCAGCCGTGAAAAAGACGGCTGCCAAGACAGGAGGGCAGGCTTAACGGCCTGCCGTCCGTGATTCAGCGGGCCGGAAGTTGTCCGATTTCCTCGCGCTCCGGTGCGGCGATCACCCTGTCAGCCTTCTCCTGGGCTTGCGCCGAAGGCTGGTTGCAACAAGCGCCGAAAACAGTCTTTGCGCGCTCGGTGGCTGCGGCTCTTTCTGCACCGCTCAGTTCGTTGTATGGCTCCGTCTCGAAAGAGAATTTGCCGGAATCGAATGCCTCCCCTTTGGATTGTTGGGCGACCATGGACCACATGGCCGATGTAGTCATGTCTTTTTGCCCGTAGGCGCTGAGGCCGGTCAGCAAGGCGGCAAGCTGGGCGCCTCTCAGATTTCCCTGTTCGGTCAGATGCACCGCTTCGTTCAGCCAATCCTTGTAAACGGCGGGATCGACGTCGAAGGCCTTGTTGGCAAGCTTGGCTTCGGCCCGGGCGGCATCTACGGCGCGGAAATCCTCGAACAAGACAATGCCCTTGGCATTGACATCCCCCGCGGCCGCGGCTTCGCGCATCAAATCGCCGGAATTGCGGATGTCTTCCGCGGTGACACCGCTGCACTGCACCTCCATCGTGCGAATCTTGAAAGCGGTGGCGGCGACAAGATCTTCGAAGTTCCTGTCGCCGCTTTTTTCCAGTTTTGCGGCATCGGCCAGATCCTGGTCGTGATGGCTCCGAGATTCGAAATAGTCGGCGCATACCCGCGCCAGAATCGCTGCGCCGTAGGCGGGATGCCCCCCGTAATCCTTGGCCTGCAATGCATATTGCGCCGGATCCAACAGATCAAATCGAACGGGAGCTTGAGGGTCGGCAGCCAACTCCTCATTGTTGGATATGAGGATCTGATTCGGGATCGCAGGAGATTGCTGCTGGGAAATCTGTGGCAACACCTCGGCCATTGCTGCAATTCCATCCGACTGGACCGCCAAAGCTGTAAGCGATACGAGAAGCACGCGCAGCAATTTCTTTTTGCCTGTGGCCTTTGAGTCGTAGATCGGCATTTTTTTATCCTTGGATTTTGACGCCAGCCCACTGCTTTCAATGGGCCGGCCGAAGATTCGAACGGGCAAATGCAATTCAAGATTTCACGTCGGCAGCCAGTTCCTTGGCGTAGGCGGACATATCCCTGCCGTCATCGTTGAAGGTAACCAGCTTCTTCTCAGCGGCCGCTTGCGCACGGGCCCTGCTATCCCAGAGTTCGTCGCAGAATGTGGACTGCGTGCGGGTCGAGCAGCCGTTTCTGCGCCATTCGCTCGACCAATACGCCGCCTCGTTCAAGGCGCGCGCGATATCGCGGTAATTCTTCTCCATGGCCAGAAATGCGTTATTTACTTTTGTCTTGTCGTCGACGATTTCGTCGTAGTTCGGCTTATCGGTCCTTTTCGCCTTGTCGATGGCATTGTGCGCAGCAGACATTTCGGAATCGGTCTTTTTGAGAGTCGCCTGCGTCGCCCATCCGCAGGCGCTGGCGGCGGCGGCCACGCTCCCGGACTTGACGATTGCCTTGATGTGCGACGCAGCTCCAGGCCCGTCGGCCGGCTTCCACGTGGCTACAACGGCGGCAGCGGTAGAGCCGCAAAGATTAGTGAACACAGCCTTGGTAAAGGCGCCCTTGCTTTCTCCGGTTGCCACGGTAATGATGATATTGACCACGCCAACCGCGCTCCAGCCAGCCCAGCCGCGCCAATCGAAATATTCCTTGATCAGATTTGCGGTGGTCCAAATACCGCTCAGGATCTGGCCATTGTCCGGCGTGACAGCATGCGCCGGCCCTGCCAGCAAGCTGCCCGACAACAGCCAGGCACAGGCGATTTTTGAAAGCTTCCTCGGTGATTTTTGCTTATTCATGTTTTTTATGTCGCGCTTCGTTTTGAGTCGGTGAATTAACCGAAAAGTTCATGCTGGGTTGGCGGATGTGGTGCCCTTTCCGGGCATACTCGTAGGCTAAATCGTATTCCACGACGCGGTAGCACATGGTGACCTGTTTCTGTGCGAGTAGCACCGTTCGGTTCGCTTCTTCGAGGGGTGCCGGGACTAGTTACATGGGAGGCGGCTGGCTGAATGCTGCCTTCCAATCGCCTTGTACAATACGCCACTCGCGGCTGGCCACCTTGATTGCAGGCTTTTGTCCAACATTACTGTTATTTCATGTGAGGCAGCAGACCCGGGAATTGAACCCGGTCTTTCGTGGTTATGGAGCCACGCGGCTTACCAGTTGCCTGCCTGCTGAAAGTGGAAACTCTACGGCAAGATTAATTGCTAATGCTGACGGAACGGTGCGAGAGCACGTCCAGTACGGATGTGGATTCGGGAACAAAGCGGCCGAAGAAATCGGGCCGGCGGCACCACAACGGCGAATTTGACGCCTCGAAAGCGGAAAGCAACGCCGCGTGGTTCATCGACGCGCCTGGGCGCACCTGGTCTGGAGCCGATATCTGCTCGCGCTCTACCGATCTGACCACGCCGGCCCTGAGGCGGGAGGGTGGTTTTCTACATGCCCGGCGCCAGGCATGAATTCGTCCTACAAGCGCTGGACCCTGAGCGGCTCATCCCCAAGGACGCGCCGATCCATGGAAGCGGCTACCGGCCGCTAATCCCGCCAAACACCGCTATCAGTTTAAGGCGACTCGCATGATGCCGCGCTGGCGAGAATTCAGGAAATTGTGGACGCGATCGTGGCGGAGGAAATAAGCCACTATGCCCCGACGCAGATTTCCGCTCGCTCGGGAATAAGCTGCTCGCCGATGCTTATCCGCTTGTCTACTGAGACTTGCGGCCGAGCCCGCCTATGTGGCATGGGGCGGGCTCGGCCATCCCGGGTGAACCATAGTCGGCCCTGGAGGGGTGCAGGGCGGCGGGTACGTGGGGTTTGCCCCGCCATTTCTCCGACTAGCGCAGCGTTCTTTCGCATTTTTCGCTACGCTCGGCTGCGATCAGCCACCCGGAACTAGATATTATTTTACGGCAGGTGCCCCGGGTCATCGCCGGAGTAGAGGGCTTTAACCGCTCCGCCGCGAAGTCGACCAGCTTCAAGGGGACGGTCATTTCCGGCAAAGGATGGTCGCCCCGACGGCCGAACATAGCATTCGTGCAGATTTCCCAGCGCCTGGGCTTCCTTGTAGCGGCCAGAGTCGGCGATTCGCTTTGCATATCCGTGACGACCCGGCTCCTACCAGCGGCGATGTTCGTTCGACCAAGTCAGGTAAATATTATTTTCTACCATGCGCATTTTTCCCCTCAGTTTTTATGGCTAATGCCTCAAGAGCGAGCCGGATGATCCGGGGCAGGCCCCGGAAACGCATAGCGCTGAGACGTGTGAAGCCCTATTCTCAAGGATTTTGCGGCCATCTGAAACCCATTCCGAGAGCGGCTTTGTATCCGCTTGTTGTAATAACTGCCGGATGATAGTTGCCAATCTGATCGAAAGCAATATTGACATAGCGAGCTGTTGTCTCAACCATCGATAGCGCCAAAATGGCCGAATAAAAGGAGTACGCGCAAGGGCAAACGCAGACGCGGCGTTGAGCGAAGGAGAATGTTCGAGATGATGCGCTGCTGCCTTTCCGAGGGCTTCGATCTGACCCGCTTCCTCGTCACTTCCGCCGCCCGGTCGGCCCAATATTCTCGGTTCCCGCGTGGAAGAGGATCCCAGCCTTGGGTCGATGGAAGGCAGAATGCGGAATTTACTGCAATGAAAGGGCGAGCATGAGACAGAGTTTGAAAGTCCAGACCAGGGACATTGATCAAGAGATAGGCGCCCGCATTCGGGAATTCCGGCTGCTGCGGGGCATGTCGCAGGGAGCGCTTGCTGAAAAGCTCGGGATCACGTTCCAGCAATTGCAGAGATACGAGAAGGGCGCCAACCGGGTCTCGGCCTCGGCGCTGATCCTGATTTGCAAGGAGCTTGGCATCACGCCCAACCATATTCTCGGCGCGTTTTTCGACAATGACGAGGACACCGAGCTCGTCCATTAACTTATGCGATCAGATCGCCGTGCGCGACCGCGAGCTCAAGGCTATTCAGGCGGCTTTCTCAGATGAGCCCAAAAGGCCCGCCGTCGTGAAGCAGCGCTCGCGTCAGATTGAAGAGGGCCGTCCAATGATCCCGCGATATCGCGTCTTCGCGCTGGCCGTGGCGGTTGCCATCGGCCTACTCATGCTTCTGATCGTCAGAGCCGGCACTGCGGGTTTGTTATAATCGGGCGACCCCGTTTGATTCGCCCGAGGCGTTCATGGCAAAGAGGAAACCGCACGATCCACACCGTTCCCTGTGCGCCGTCGTTGTCGATAATCCATTCTACAGCCGCGCCCATTCAGGGACCGCCGGCAACCCCAAGCAGATCAGCGCGGTAATCAATACCCGCCAGAGCGCGGTCATCATGCTTTACTCGCGTGGCCGCCTCGATCGTGCGCAGCTGGCTGCCGCCAATAAGTTCGGTGCCCTATGGGGGACGATGGGAGGCAAGGGTGCCGGCGCCATCGACTATGGCAAGGAGCCGGTAGACGGCGGCCAGCGATCCGATCCGATCACCGAACGCCAGCTGGTGGCCGCTGATGAATTGCGCCGCGCCCGGCGCCGCTTGCGTGATCCCGATCGCTACCGGCTGGTATGTCGGATATGCGGCGAAGGATATGCCTTGCATGAACTCGGCCGATCGAGGCGCGGCAAGCTGGCCGCCGCCAATGAACTCCGCTCCTGCCTGGACGATCTTGCCGATTTGTGGGGCCTTGCCACCCGCCGCTGAAATCCCCATATGCGTCGGGCAAAGAAGGAAGAGTAATATGTACCTGTCTATGGAGTCACAAGCTCCTGCAATTAAAGCGCAAAACTGGATAGGGGGCGAGCCCCTTGCGAACTTCCAGCCCGGCACAGTCTACGTCCTCGAATTTTTTTCCACCACGTGTCCACATTGTGTGGCGCCGATGCTCAATCTGATACAGCTGCAGGAGAAATACAGGGACCGAGGACTGGAGGTCGTTGGCGTGGCTGCAGAAGAACGGGCTGCGACTGCCGATGACGCTCGAGCTCGCACTCAAGCTGGCGGACGGACTGCCTCGAGTAAACCCGTCCTGGCTAGAGGGTGTGCTGCAGACCCTCGCCACCTACAAGGGCGAGAAGGTTTGTCACGGAGCTCCTTGTGTGGCTCCGAAGGAGAATGTTCCGAATGGTGCCACACGGCAGGCGGAGAAGAAGAACCCGGCTTGAGGATGGCTCTAGATGTGAGCTTTCAGGACGTTGAGGGTGTAGACACCCCCTCGCTCCGTCGCTGCGGCAAAGTGCTGCCGTTGATCATTACTTGAATGGAGGCGTCGATGTCCGGCGCTTGCCGCGCGGGCAATGGTGGCATTGCAGCAACGTGATTACTAGGAGTCCTTTATAGTCATGCAATTTTCGGCAGCATTGCTGAGCTGACCGGTACTGAGTTTGCCAGCACTTGAGCCGGCCGTGCAGTATCGCGTCTGAACTTCCATTCAAAGCTGAAGTGATGTTCGAACACATGTCCGAGCTGCACCGAATGGTCACCTCGCCCAACCACCGCCCCTTAACGGACCAGTCAAGTTCCTCTTGCCCCGAAACCGAAATGTCGGCGCATTTCTCGTTGCCGGACTCGTGCAAACTTGCTTTGCCGACTTGACAGGATGTGACCGGAATCCATATATAGCAGCTATATCCCCGTCATTGCCACTAGATTTAGGAAGCGCCAGCCCGATCGGCGTTCGATGCGATGCCTCGACTCCGCGCTTTGCAAGCAAACATTTCAACGCTGTCGCCGCTCGTCGGCTATGCCTCCGACGATGCCGACAAGAAGCGGCGAACCTTCCAACCATGGCGTGCTTGGTACAATACCGCCGCATGGGAGGACCTGCGCCAAGCCGTGTTCCTGCGCGACAATTACACATGCCAGCGCACAGGCGAGCTTTGCACCGCAAAGGCGCCGGCCCTGAATAGTCCCGTCGCGCACCATAGGACCCCGCATCGAGGAGATCCGAAGCTCTTTTGGGACATCAACAATATCGAGACCGTATCCAAGCGGGTGCATGACGGAGAAATCCAACGCGAAGAACAGGCCATCCCCCACGGCCAATGGGATTGACGACATGCCCTTGCATCTTGCTTTCTCGGTGCTGATCATCGTCGGCGCCCTGATCATCTTCGTGCTCGTCACCGGCATCGCCCCTTAGGGACGGAGGGGAAAGGTCGAAAGAAGGCCCCCCTGCTGGCGATGCGCACGCTGGCATCACGCCAGCCTTCTTCGGCTTGCCGGTCGTTGCCACGCAGGCAATGGCCGCTGGCAGTTCCTCGTCGGCAACTTCCAGCAGGCGGCGACGCTGTATGATCACGGGGCCGCGCGTCGATGTCAGCACCGAACATTCCGATTTCTTCGTGCGCAACCTTGTCGCGATCTTGGCCGAGGCGCGGATCGGGCTTGCCGTCAAGCAGCCGCTTGCTTTGACTTACGGCGATTTCGGCAACGTGGCCTAATGGCGCGCGCCGAGCGGCGGGCGCGGAGATAGGCGATAATTCCCGCCCGCTTTTAGCAGCGCGTGACCGTCTGCGTTGTGTGGCAACAATGTGAACCTCGGGACAGTGCAACAATTGGCTTGACCACTCAGCATCTCATAAGTGTATTGGCGATCAGGCCCCTTCTGGGTTGCCGTGCACGGGGACGATGAAGATGCCGGATCAGCTAAGCGAGAATATGCGTCTGGAACTATCATACAGGGCGCCAGAATTTGCACCGCCAAAGCCGAAAGCGGCTGAAGACGAGGACAGCGGGCCATCTGATACGCGAGACCCTTATCAGCGTGATCTGGGTCGCATCATACACTCGGCATCCTTTCGGCGTTTGCAAACGAAGACGCAAGTGATGGGAACAGGTGAAGGGGACTTTCACCGGACGCGCCTCACTCATTCCTTGGAAGTTGGCCAGATTGGACGAGGAATAGTTTGGAATCTGGCTGCACGCAAAGATGCGGACAGCTATCGCAATATCTTGCCTACGTCCGAGCTTATAGAGGCGATTTGTTACGCCCATGATCTTGGCCATCCTCCATACGGTCACGGCGGCGAGAGAGCGCTGCACTCCAAGATGAAGCGATACGGAGGCTTTGAGGGGAACGCCCAAACGCTACGCATTTTGACTCGACTGGAAAAATATTATCGGGGAATGGGAATGTGCGGTACGCGAAGGCTCTTGCTAGGGGTCCTTAAGTATCCCGTTACTTTTGACGAATATGGCGAAAGTGCACTCGGCCCAAAACCACCGAAATGCTTTTATGATGAAGATTTGCCGATCGTCAAAAGGGCATTGAGCATATTTTCCAAAGAGGATCAAAAGGAGTTTCGACGGATCGGGGCAGACGACAAGCCGATCTACAAGGATTTCGACTGTTCTATCATGGAGTTGGCGGACGACATTGCCTACGGAGTACACGACCTTGAAGACGGAATTGGGAGAAATATTCTAAGGCGGGAAGAGGTTGCGCCTAGTATCCACTCTGGCTTCGCAGACGCTGGCGAGGATAACGTTAGAGGGCACCCAATAACTGAAATTACTCGGAAATTATTCTCCAGCGATTCATGCGAGCGGAAACATGCTATTTCGCTTTTGGTCGGCTTCTTTATCACAAACATCGTCGTGAAACGAAGGGGTATCTTCGAAAGCCCACTCCTGGACTGTTATGCCGACCTCCACCAGCAACCGATCCGAAAGCTGCTCGACCATCTCTCCAAGGAGATCACCTATAAAGGCATTGTTGAGCGGCGGGAGGTTCAAACGCTCGAATACAAGGGGGAGAAGATCATTTGCGACCTTTTTGACGTGATATCCGAGAAACCGCTGTCGCTTGTCGGGGCGTCTGCCCTTGATCCATTCAATACTGGAGCATCGAGAATTCTGGAAAAGCTCAAAGATAATAACAAGAAGAACAGTACGAACTTGCACTGGAAGGATTTGGACGACCCGGACGCACGTACAGTGGCACGCGCCATCTGTGATTTCATCGCGGGAATGACGAACCCGTACGCAGAGAAGTATCACCGACGCCTTTTTGAGCCTGGCTTTGGGAGCAGCACCGACGAATTATGA